AGTTTAATATTTATATATAACTTTTAAAGAGAAAAGAAAATTATGAAAATATTTAAAATATTACTGCTATCATTCATCTTGTGGGGATGTGAAGCAGAAGGAATAGTAGCACAAGAATTAAGAGAAAATGTAATTGTTGAAAACGCAGTATTTAAAGTTTGGTACAACGAAGTATTAGAACAACCTGTTCAATTAATTTACACATCTACTAATAGACCAAAAAATGTAGATAGAGGTTCAATGAACTTTTATAATGAAGCAGATTATCATACATCTGATAATGCTGATTATTATGCAAATGTATGGGATAAAGGTCATTTAGCACCTGCAGCAACTTTTTCCGATTCTAAAGAAAATCTACGACAAACATTTTCGTTTTTAAATTGTGCTCTACAAAACCAATATCTTAATAGAGGTGAGTGGAGATTATTAGAAGAACAAGAACGAAGATGGGATGATGATTCAAACTTAACTATTACAGTTAATTTAGAATTTATTGATGGACATGAAGTTCTACCAACAGGTGGTCATGTTCCAACTCATATGATAAAACACATCAGATTTGATAACGATGGTAGTTATAGATGTTTTAGATTTCCAAATGTTAAACCAATCGAAGGATGGGAAGAACATGAGGTAACTCATACTCATTAATATTTATAGTATAGATGGATTATAAAGAAGTAATAGATAAGTTAGTAAGAGAACTCTCATATAGGGTAGGAATTCCCAATATAAAAAATAAAGACCATCAATCAATCATGTCAGAAATTCTCTCAGAATGGGGTGAGTACGATGTAAAAGAAACTATCTTTGAATTTCTTACTGAAGAACCAAGAAAATTTAAAAATCCAATTCTTAATAGAGTTATTAAGTATAGAGATAAAAAAGGTAATGAAAAAGAAGGGATTGTTGGAAATCTATTAACTTCACCAAAAGATTCACCAGGTAGAATAGAGGCAGAAAAAACCTTACCAGCTGAAGGAACTCCTGAAAGAGATGCAGTAAATCAAGAAGTTGGTTCTCAGGGAACTAAGAAAAAAATTGATTCTCCAAAAGGAAATTCAAGTGATACTACTGATGATACTGAAACCACACAAGGTAGTGCAGTAAAACCTGGTTCTGATTATGCAAAGAAAAATAAAGAAAGAGAAGATAGAGTAAATGGTAAGGATGAAAAAGGAACACCTTCTAAAAAATTATCAAAAGCCGAGAAGAAAGCTAAGGTAACTGAGATACATAAACAAACTGAGAAATTTAGTAAAACAATATATGGGGATGATTTAAATGAACCTACTTTACAAAAATCAGTAACATCTGATGAAATACTAAACAAAGGATACGAAAAAGATAAATATTATACTGCACCTGGAAATGCAGGTTCAGCTTTTAATGAACTTCTTTCAAATGAGATAGCAATCGTATTATCAAAAAATCCTAACTTATCTGAAGATGAACTAACATCGGTATTATATCATAGATTTGGTAATACAAAATTAGCTAAACAACAAAGTACTTCAACCAAAGTAGAATCACCAATAAAAAAACAAACAGGTGTAGTTCCGGATGGTGTTGAACCACATATTTGGAAAAGTTGTATAATAGCAGCTCGTAGTGGTAAAGCTAAATCCGATAGAGCAACAAAAGGTACTAAAGTAGCTCAAGAACAAGTTGGATTTGGTTCTGATACAACTACATTAGCATTTGGTGGAACATCACGAAACGAAGGTAAAAAAAATAAACAAAATAGTAGAACACCCGATGATGTAATTACTGATTTAGAAGCATTAGAAAACGAAATAAAAAAATCTAAAAATGTTTATGTATATGATGATGAATTGGGTGAAATGATAGAAATACCTAAAGATGTAATAACAAAATGGATAGCTAGTTCAGGAGGAGGAGAAAATGCAGCAGATACGGTTGTTGTTACCAAAGATGAAAATGGTAATGTTATATTTGATGGGTGGAGTGATAAAAAAGGATTAGGTGATTTACAAGGTAATTCTACATTAAACGATGATTACACAAAACAAACTACAAATGTAGATACGTTAGTAGAATCAGGACAAATCGATACATCAACTTCTGAAACTGCAAAACAAATAATCTCAGATTCAAAGAAAAAAAGTAAAGAAATTGAAGATTCGTATTCAGATGCACCTAAAAAAGAAGCAGAATATTTTAGAACACTTTCAGGTGCACAAAAAGAACAAGTGGTTCAACTTTTAAAAGACCAAGAAGCTAAGTATAGTGAGGATGGAACAACAAATCATGTTCAAAATGCTATGAATTACTTTAAGGTAGATACTCATGAAGAACTTTTAGATAAGTTAACTGATAGAAATGAAAAAACTTCAGCAGATAGATTAAAAATAGTAACAAGGGCAGCTGATACTTTTAGAGAAAATTTAAAATCCAAAGGTGAAGAAATTCCACCTGGATTAGATACAAAACAAATTTTATCTGATACAAGAAAGAAAGCATTGGATTTACAAAGAGAAACTGTTGATAAATTAAATGAACATTCTGGTAAAACCAAATCTGGTAAGACTAAAAGATTGGGAGATATGTTAGGATTCCAAGAAACAATAGATTTTCTTCATATTGATAAGATAGAAAAACCAAAATCTGAAACTGATTACAAATCGGCTCTAAAAAGAAATACTCAATTAGTCATGGGTGGTGTTCCATTGAAACCGAAAGATTTAAAAGATTGTTTGGGTGTAGAGAATTTAACTGATTATGAAGATAACTTTGAGGTAATAACAGAAGAAAATTTTATAATGAATAGAGATAAAGAATCAGGTAAATCTTACATAACAGGTAAGACGGTTCTTATCTATGCTATTAACAAAGGAGAAAATAAAAAAACTTTCGTTGGTGAAAAATCATATCGTTCTAAACAAGGTAAAACCGGTAAAACCGGTAATACAATTAAGTGGTCAAAAGAGATGCAGGGTTGCTTCGACTCCAAATAGAAACCTCTAAAGGGGGTACATTATATTTTATAGTAAAACCTTATACTTTCTGAATATATTTTAATATTTATACATTGAATAACCATATTCAGAGAGATAGGAAATATATGCAAACTCAGTTACTATGTACTTTTACTACAAAAGTCGAATTACAAGATACCTTACAAGAAATACGAGAAACATATCACATAGTTTACAACTATATTTATGTTCTTCAAAATAAAGGTAATTTGGAAGAGTTGTTTGTTACCTATAATATAGATACAACATATAAACCAGAAAAACCATTAAAGGATACTATCTTAGTACACAGAAAAAAACAATCAAATACTCTCTATACAATCAATGCACTTAACGAATTAGTTAAAGAAGAGAATGGTGGTGTATTGGATAAAAAGTTTGCAATCGATTGGGATAAATTCAAAAACTCAATTATCGTTACCAATGTAGAAGGAACAAAGAAAATTTCTACACGAATCTTCGAGGTAATAGAATTTAACAAAAAATAATTCATTTTTTATTAGGTTAATTCATTTATTTTTCGTATATTTACTTTGTAAATAAGAAAGATATGACCACACAAATATTAAAATACAAAGACATATTAAAGTTTGCAACTGATGCTCATGGTGACCAAAAAAGGAAATACACCAATCAACTTTATATAACTCATCCAATCGAAGTGGCTAAATTGGTAGAGGAGGAAATTAGTACTAGTTTTACAAAATCAATTCCTCACTTTGAAAGTATGATTTATGCATCATTACTTCATGATGTGTTGGAAGATACAGAAGTAACATATGAAGAACTGAGAGTTTTCTTATTTAGAACACTTACTCTTGATAAAGCTAAAAAAACATTAGATTTAGTAATTGAACTAACTGATATATTCACAACAGAATCTTTTCCTGAACTTAACAGAGCTAAGAGAAAAGATTTAGAAGCTACAAGATTGGGTGGTGTTAGTCTTGAGGCTAAACTGATTAAGAGAATGGATATGGCTCATAACACCAAATCTATATTACAGAATGACCCAAAGTTTGCTAAGGTGTACTTAAAAGAAAAGAATCATTTATTAAAATTTCTATAAAATAATTCACTTTTTGCTTGGAATTCTCATTTATTTTTCGTATATTTACTATGTAAATAATTAATAACACTAAAGTTAAAACCTATGAGTAAATTTGATATTTGGCTTGATGAAGTCAACACTAAGAGAAAAAAACATTGGGATGATAGATATACCTATAAAGAATATACTCCCCTTACTGTTAAGAAAGGACAGAAGTATATGAAACTTATAGATGAGGGTTCTGTTTGGGGATTCGTTTCTATGTGGGAAGGTGTGTTTAAAGGAACATTAGTTTGTAAAGGAGATTTACTAAAACCAGCTTCTTGGAGTTCTCCAGCTAAACACTCAAGAGGAAACATATTTGATGGAACTGATAAGTGGAGTTATTTCGGACCAGAATACCTATAAGATGACTGAGAAAAAAGTACAAAAAATAATTAACGAAGTTTATCCTAAGATAGAGAAACATTATGGTTACTCTAAATTCATACCAGAATGTACTCCTTATGTAGAAACTCATTATAACATATATGCTAGACATAGTGGTGAACCTGAAGCTAGAGGTGAACAAGATGACTGTCATGCTGAATTTGATAGAACTGATAATAGTATTGTTATCTACTATCCTAATATGAAGAGTAGAAAACATATCATTCAAACCTTAGTTCACGAATATCAACATTACCTACAATCTCCATCTTGGTTTAAAAGATACTATAATATGGGATATGATTATGGTAATCATCCATATGAAGTTCAAGCGTATGGTGAAGAAAAGAATTGGAAATTATTTAATTAAACTTTAAAATATAAAACAATGGCAAAAATTATAATCGATACTCAGTATTACGAAAATTATGGGTTTCATGAGGGAAAAACTCATTGGAAACCAAAGGGTGGACATAAGTTCACAATGGAAGTATCATCGGATGTAGCAATATGGACTGAAGATATGAAAGGTAAACTATCTAAGATAGTAGAAAAACAATCCAATGATTTGGAGAAGTTTGAATATATTGACCACGAGGTTATATTCCATAACCCAACTGAGTTATCATATGACTTGTTGAGGAAGGAAATTGATATGGAAGAAGTATCTCAAGCCTAAAAAATAAAAAAAATACGAATTTGTTTGGAATTGTAAAAATAATTTCGTATATTTGTATAATAAATTGAAGTTAAACATAAATAAAAGTTATATGCCACTAAAAAAAGTATCAAAGAAGCACAAATTCACCCCAATCAAAGTAGAACCCGAATATGATGAGGTTTTACAATATGATAATCCAAAAGTGGTGGAAGAGATGGAAAAACAATGGCCAGAAATGACCACAGAATTTAAAAGAATCATGTTCACACAATATGAACTGTTTTGTTTAAAACAATCCAACTATGGACCAGATAATATTTCTGTTGGTTCTAATCTAGAAACTGAACAAGAGAAGAAAGTAGCTCTTACAGGTCTTTGGTTTAGAATGAACGATAAAATTCAAAGGTTAAAACAATTAGTTGTATTGGGTAAACAAGATAATATAGGTGAATCATGTGAAGATACATTCCAAGATTTATCAGTTTATGGAATCATTGCTCAACTCGTTTCAAGTGGGAAATGGGCTAAGTAAATTGTTAATAAGTAATCATAAAAATTCGGTGGTTTTTGTGGTTTCTTTATATTTATATATACACCGAGTGTTACTAGTTTAGCACTCAAAACTTTAAACTTAAAAAATAAATTAATTAAAACTAAAAGGTAAAAATCATGGCTTTAGACATTAACGCAATCAGAAGTAGACTGAACAAACTACAAAACACACAAAGGAAATCAGACTCATTATGGAAACCAACACCTGGTAAGCACCAAGTGAGAATCGTTCCTTATCAATTCGACAAAGACAATCCATTTATCGAATTGTATTTTCACTACAACATTAACAACAAAACTTATTTATCACCACAATCATTTGGTAGACCAGACCCTATTGTAGAGTTTGCGGATAAACTAAAAAGAATGGGAGATAAAGAAGATTGGAAAGCAGCAAAGGCAATGGAGCCGAAGTTGAGAACTTTCGTACCTGTTGTTGTAAGAGGTGAAGAAGGTGAAGGAGTTCGTTTTTGGGGATTCGGTAAAACAGTATATCAAGAAATTCTTGGATACATTGCTGACCCTGATTATGGAGATATCACAGACCCAAGTGGTGGTAGAGATTTAACAATCGAGTACAAATCAGCAGAAGAAGCTGGAACTACTTATCCAACTACTACTATTAGAGTTAAACCAAAAGCTACACCAGTAAGCGAAGATGCTGAAAAGGTAACTAAATGGATTGAATCACAAACTGAAATTACAGATTTATATTCTGAATTATCTTATGATGAATTAAAATCAGTATTAGAAGGATGGTTGAACCCAAGTGGTGAAGGAAAAGAAGAAACTGTATCTCAGTCTACTTTATCTCAAAGTAAACCTACAACTCAACCAGCAAAAGTTGCACCAACTACAACAGAATCAGTAAAGAAAACTGATGATGTAGCAGCAGCATTTGATGACTTATTTAACAACTAAAAACCAATTTAATGGCGAAAAAGAAAGCAGTAAAAGAGCTTGACCTGGCTGATATTCTAGCGGGTGAACTTAACAAACAATCGAAAGATTCCAAAGTAGCATTTTTTCTTAACGATGATGAAGCTCCTACAAATGTAGATGGGTGGATATCGACTGGATGTGCAATGTTGGATGTAGCTGTTTCCAATCGTCCTTATGGTGGTTTACCTGTTGGTAGAATAACTGAAATCACAGGATTAGAACAATCAGGAAAATCATTAGTATCAGCACACCTCCTTGCGGAAACACAGAAACAAGGTGGTGTTGCTGTTCTTATTGATACAGAAACCGCAGTAAGTAGAGAATTTTTAGAAGCAATCGGTGTTGACGTTTCTAAACTTCTTTATGTAACCGCAGATTCGGTTGAACAAATCTTTGATTTCACAGAAACTATCATTGAGAAAGTTAGAGAAACTTCCAAAGATAAAATAGTAACAATAGTAGTAGATTCAGTTGCGGCTGCTTCTACTACTAATGAATTAGCATCCGATTATAAGAAAGATGGGTATGCTACTGATAAAGCTATTATTATCTCGAAGGCAATGAGAAAGATTACCAATATGATTGGTAGACAGAAAATCTCATTGATATTCACTAACCAACTTAGACAGAAGATGAATGCTATGTTCGGAGACCCTTGGACTACAAGTGGTGGTAAAGCTCTTGCTTTCCATGCATCTGTAAGATTGAGGTTGAAGAATATGGGACAAATCAAGATGAAGGTAAATGGTAAGGATAAGACAGTTGGTATGAAAGTACGTTGTCAAGTAGTAAAAAACAGAATGGGACCTCCTTTAAGAGCGGCTGATTTTGAAATCTACTTTGACAGAGGGATTGATAACTATGGTTCATGGTTATCTGTTATGAAAGAAAACAAACTAGTAAAACAAGCTGGTGCATGGTATGCATATGTTGATACTGAAACTGGTGAAGAATTCAAATTTCAATCAAAAGATTTTATTCCTTTGATGGGTGAGAATACTGAACTTAGAGAACAAATTTATAAAAAGATATGTGAAACAACTATCTTACAATATAAAGGTAATACTCTCGATATCGATGCTATGGAAATAGATACCAAAGGTGCTGGTGTAAATGAATAATTATGGATAGTAAATTATATGAAATGTTAATGAGTAGTGCTCTAGCTGATAAAGCTAAAGCTCTACTTTCATTAGAACTTCTAGGTAATCAGGCAGTTGGTATTGGTGACCATTCTACTGAAGATTTCTACAAAAATGCAGAGGAAGCTCTGAATAAATTAGTAGATGCAGATGATAGAATAGGAACATTACAAACTTACTTTGACGGAAAAACTGTATTATAATGAAGAAACTTTACAAGAACATTTTAGATTCGGTTGAAACTGATAGAACCCAAAATATCAATAAACACAAGAATTCTCGTGTATTAATTATTGATGGGTTAAATACATTTATCAGATGCTGGTCATCCATTCCTACAATGAATGATGATGGTGACCATGTTGGTGGTGTAACTGGTGCATTGAAATCAATTGGATATGCAATTAGACAAACTCAACCAACTCGTGTTGTTGTAGTTTTTGATGGTAAGGGTGGTTCTACCCAAAGAAAGAAGAAATTTAGTGGATATAAAGCACAACGAGATTCTAATAAACTCAGAGTAAACAGACAGTATGCTGATTTGATGAACGATGAGGATGAAAGAGAATCTATGAAAAGACAATTCGTTTGGTTAAACGAAATGTTAGATGGGTTGCCCTTAACAACTATGATATATGATGGTGTTGAAGCCGATGATATCATGGCTTATATATCCACCAAACTTCTCAAGGAAGATGAACAAGCGGTGATTATGTCAACTGATAAGGATTTCCTTCAATTAGTTGATGATACAACCATCGTTTGGTCACCTACCAAAAAGAAAATGTACAATAAATCTATGGTAAAGGAAGAATTTGGTATTGAATCAAAGAACCTTTTACTATACAGAGTATTAGATGGTGATAAATCAGATAATATACCTGGTGTATATGGATGTGGTATTAAGACCGTAGTGAAACGATTTCCTGAAATAACAGAAGATACTAAATTATCAGTAGATGATTTATTACAACTATGTGAAGATAAGGAAATAGAAACTAAGGGTAAGATAAAAATCTACAAAGATATACTTAAATCAAAAAGACAGATATTACTAAATAGGGAACTAATGCAACTAGATGATGTTGATATTAGTGGTAATATAAAGATGAAAACATTGGATAGATTTAACGAACCTATCGAATCCCTACACAAAATGAATTTTATGAAAATTCTATTAAAATACAAAGTAATCGGAAACTTTGGAGATATCAATGATTGGTTAAAAACCACTTTTGGGAATTTAATCACAGAATAATTTGGATATTAAAAATAAATTTCGTATATTTGTATAAGTTTTAAAATGAGTCAATGCAAGAAAAACAAACAGATACATTATCAAAATATGGACAATCTTTTCAATCAAAGGTTGTATCCTCTCTTTTGGTTGATGGTAAGTTCCTAGATACTATTTCAGAAATAACTACCGCTAAGTTCTTTGAGAACGATGCGAATAAGTGGATTATATCTGAAATTTTAGCATATCATAGTGAATATAGAAAACCACCTACCTTAGATGTATTTAAATCACAATTATCAAAAGTAGATAACGAAGTTTTAAAGAAAACTGTTGTTGAACAACTAAGACACGTTTTTACTAATATTGGTAATGTAGATTTAGATTATATAAAAGACGAGTTCAAAAGCTTTTGCATTAATCAAAATTTAAAAGGAGTAATTTTACAATCAGTAGATTTACTACAAGCTGGTTCTTATGATAGAATCAAAGATTTAGTAGATTCGGCTATGAAAGTTGGTACTGAAACCAACTTAGGATTAGATTATATCAAAGATTTTGATTTAAGAGCCGAAGAACTAAACAGAACAACTGTTCCAACTAAATGGGAGCCTATTAATTCACTAATGGATGGTGGATTAGGAGCTGGTGAACTTGGAGTAGTTGTAGCACCTTCGGGTGTAGGAAAAACATGGATTCTCACCGCTATCGGTGCAGAAGCTGTTCGGAAAGGTTTGAGTGTAGTACATTACACAATGGAATTATCAGAACACTACGTTGGTGCGAGATACGATACTGTGTTTACACAAATACCTTCCACAGAATTGAAGGAAAAGAAAGAAGAGGTTAAAGCAAAAATTACAAATCTTAATGGGAAATTATTGATAAAATATTTTCCTCCAAAGGGTGTTTCAGTAAAAAAGTTACAGCAACATATTGAGAAAATGGTTACGTTAGATAACAAACCCGATGTTATCATTGTAGATTATGCAGACCTTCTACTCTCCCATTCGAATAAGTCAGACTCTACTTATGCGGAACAAGGAGGGGTTTATATTGACCTTCGTGGAATGAGTGGTGAATTGGAAATACCAATTTGGACTGCATCTCAAACTAACCGTTCAGCAATTGATTCCGAAGTTATTGAAGCAGATAAGATTGCAGATTCTTATGCTAAAGTAATGAATGCAGATTTCATTATGAGTTGGAGTAGAAAATCAAAAGATAAATTGAATGATACTGCAAGAGCTCACATTATGAAAAACAGATTCGGACCAGATGGAATCACATTCCCTTGTAAGATGAATACCAATACAGGTTATATTGAAGTTTACGATAGTACTTCTCCTGATGGTGTAATTGCAACAAAACAATCTGCAAGTGGACAATTAGAAACGAAAAAACTTCTACATAAAAAATATGTAGAGAATATGGGGTAAATAAAATATTATGAAATTAGTTATAGCAGATTTAAACAACAGAGGAATTTATAGAACCATGGATGAAATCTATGGAGATGATGGACAAAATGATACCGGTTTATGTAATCGTTTATTGTGTTGGGAATTATTAAAAATTATAAATCATATTCATGATAATCAATATGAAGTTGTAATAGATAAACTGCAAAATCCTGAAACTAATAATTGTTTTGATTTAGAAGATACAACTTTAACCGAAGTAACTAAATTTAATTTTAATGATTATGAACCACTTACAGATAATATGGTTCAAGATATTATAGATGGTAATTTAAAATTAGAAGATAAGAATTACTATACAGATTTTTCAAAAAGAACAATTCATGATTTTAAGATAAACTATCCTACTAGATTTGTTCAAAATTTAAAATTTAGACATCAAGATATAAATGAAGTAATTCAAAGAGAAGTAAAAGGATGTATAGGTATTCATATTAGAAGAGGTAGGGGAGTAAAAATTCATAACGATAAATCTAGTATTCAAATGAATGTTAATCTAGAGTTAGATGCAGGATTATTAACCTCACTACCACGATATATTTTTGATGATAACATTAAAAATGCAAAAATAAGTGCGGCAAACTCAATTGATTTAGATTTATTCTCTGGTTGGAATCATCATATACTTTCTGATTACATAGCATTGAAAATTAAAGATATGCCAGCTTGGAAATTTTATCAATTTGATTTTATTAAAGATGAAGTTTATTTTGAAAAGATAGATTTGATTTTACAGAAGAACCCAAAACAAAAATTTTATATTTCTCATGACTTAAAAGATTCTGATTTTAAACGATGGAAAAATAGATATCGTAATAATTTACTATTTAAAAGCGATTTTTATGATGTATTAAATGGGTGGGAAATACCAATAGAATTACATACACAAAACTTTTTAGACTTATATTGTTTATCAAATACACGAGAAATTTTTAAAGTTCCATCTTCTACATGGAGTGAACTAGCGTGTGATTATAATAAGAAAATTGGAATGGATGTAAATTTGACTTCCAATGAAGAAATATTAGAGAAAGTATATCAAAAAAATTTAATATAGTATAATATAAATTATTGTTAACATAGAAAATTAGAATGTTAAAAAAAAATTACAAAAAACAATATCGTTTTTTAATATATACTATAATTATAACCACGACCATCACTTTGGTCACTTAACACAAATTAAATAAAAAAAACAAAAATTTATGGCAAATTCACAAGAATTATTTGAACAGATGAAAGATTTATTCGTTCAATTCGAAACAGAACACAATGGTGGTTCAAAAGCAGCTAAATCAAGAGCAAGAAAAGCAATTGGTGAGATTAAGAAACTTGTAACAGATTATAGAAAATCTTCAGTAGAAGAAAATAAATAAAAGTTACGAACTATGAGCAAATTATTCACAGAGAGAGTTCCCTACAAACCATTTGAATTTCCAATCTATTATACTGAAGGTTGGTTACCGATTATGCAAGCATTTTGGTTGCACACAGAAATACCAATGCAGGGTGATATTAAAGATTGGAATGAAAGATTAACTGAAGCGGAAAAAAACTTAGTAGGAAATATCTTATTAGGTTTTGCTCAAACTGAATGTGCAGTTTCTGATTATTGGACTAACATGGTTACTGAATGGTTTCCCAAACATGAAATTAGACAGATGGCTATGGCTTTTGGTTCAAACGAAACAGTACACGCTGTTGCTTATAGTTACTTAAACGAAACATTAGGATTAGATGACTTCTCAGCATTTCTGCACGAACCTGCAGTAGCTGAGAAGTTTGAACTCCTTACCACAACTACCGCTGATTGGACACATA